CTTTTATGAGCCATACAAACGTAACCGTAAAGAACATCGTGACGCAATGAGTCCACGTGAAGCAGAAGAAGATAAAGTGTTTTGGGAAATCTTCGACGAGTTCAAAGAGTTTGTTACAGACAAGACAAATTGTACTGTGTTACACAATCCTGTGCTAGAAGCAGATGATCTTATTGCAGGTTGGATACAAAATCATCCAAATGACGATCATGTTATCATTAGTACAGACGGTGACTTTGCACAGTTGATTGCTCCTAACGTGCGTCAGTATAATGGTGTTAGCAATACAACGATTACAGTTGATGGTTATTTTGATGACAAAGGCGCACCTGTAATAGACAAGAAAACAAAAGAGCCAAAAGCTGCTCCAGAACCTGAATACATGTTGTTTGAAAAGTGTATGCGTGGAGATACAAGTGATAATGTATTTTCAGCATATCCTGGTGTACGTAAAAAGGGCACAAAGAACAAAGTCGGTTTGTTAGAAGCATTTGATGACAAACAAACTAAAGGTTTTAACTGGAATAACATGATGCTACAACGTTGGGTAGATCATGAAGGTGTTGAACATCGTGTACTAGATGATTACAATCGCAATGTAACACTATGTGACTTAACTGCACAACCTGAACATATTCGGCAAGAAATAAATAACACTATCCAATCTGCAGAAAGCAAAAACATTTCACAGGTTGGTATGAGACTTATGAAATTCTGTGCTCGATGGGATTTGCAACGGATTGCAGATCAAGCAGCGAGTTATGCAGAACCATTGCAAGCAAGGTACAAGGTATGAACGTAAAAGCAAAACCAGTTTTAAATGATAAATTTTGGATTGTAGAATCTAATGGTGAGCGCATTGGAACACTAAGTAAAAATGATGATGGATATATACTAGCTAAAAAAGGCGATGTAAAAGTTTATCAAAATAAAAATCAACTTAAAAAACAAGTTGGCTTACAATTTATTATCGACGAACTATCAAATAAGAATACAAAAGAATCACACGATGTTCACGGGTATCCTTGTAAGGGAGAACCTTACAACAGTATGTTTGATATTCAAAGAAAACTACCACTATTCACCAAAAGTGAAAAAAGTAAAAGTGTCTATTGTGCAGGGTATTACCTGATTAAATTTAATGTTAATTGGCTTAAAAGTTTTTGTCCAAAATTAATTACTATTGAACGAAATGATTATATTGGACCTTTTAAAACAGAAATTGAAATGAAAGAAAAACTTAAACATGTCAATCGAGCCAATTAACACAATACCTTTGCAGCAATTTATACAGAAAGTAAAAAGTGCAGACAGTGGAAATGCAAGAGAAGTAAAGCTAGATATTACTACAGCAAAAAATTTAGCTTTTACTCTTGGAATAGTTATGGCAAGAATGAATGGCGATCTTGAAAAATTTGTCAAAGAAAATGCTGGCGGTAATTTAGACGATATTACAATTGAACTCGGCAGTGGCGGCTCGGATTGGTAGATAACTGCGTATAAAAAAAGATAAATATATGCGTATTTAATTGGAGACGCATATGAGTAGGCCTAAGCCAAATGTAATAATGGAATACACAAATCCAGCCACATACAAGTGTGAACAAATTTTACATGCAGAAGCTATTTGGGCTGTTTTTTATAATGAAGAACCTTTTAATTTGAAAAGCAGTAATGCACTGACAAATTATCCTGGTCCTAAATATAAAAAAACAAGTTTTAGTAATCCAGGACACGCACACAATCTTGCAAAAAAACTAAACCAAATGTTTAAAACAGATTTGTTTACCGTTGTAAAGTTAACCAGCGGCGAAACAATAAAAAATGACTAACAAAGTTGTATATACTAAATTATTTCTTAGAGAATTAGGTCAAAGCATTTCAGAACAAAATGTTAAAGCCATGCTACCATTATGGTGGTATAACACTAGAGAAAAAGAAATAGGCGGGCTTAGACTTACAGATGATGGCTTTAACGTAATTAATAAAATTGATATACAAACCTACGATATTCCTTATCCAAGAGATATGCCAATGACTACACAAGTAATAATATATTTGGATCAATTTATAGATTGCCCATATTACTTGACAAATAGAAGTATAACGGTAACAAATGAAAAAAAAGCAGTAGAATTAACACTGTTTAGTGGCGATTTACGTAAATATGGTTTAACAAAAGCAATGAAACGACATGAGGATTGATTTGCACGGATATCATATACACGAAGGCTGGCGTAAGTTTAAAACAGCAATAGATCGTGCATACTATGACAATCATAGGAAAGTCACAGTAATAACAGGACAAGGTGCTATGATGAGAGAATTTCCTACATGGGCACACAATCACCCGTTGGTTAGAGAATATAAACAAGAAAAATATAATCCTGGAAGTTTTTTAATTAAATTAAAGAAAAAAGGTTGACCTTTGAGATTACTTGCGCTATATTATGTGTATAGGGCAACAAGACAAAGAGGGTTACAACATGTCTTTTACATACGACGATAACATCATTTCAGATCTACACAAAGACGCATACGGCTTCCGTCCTACACAGCGTTTCTTTGACGACTGGGCAGAGTACACTTCTGCAGAGAAGCAAGAGGTATGGGATAGTTTGGTTTCTACTATGGAGTATAACCAAAAGGAAGAAGCTCGCATCGAAGCTGACAATCTTGTAGAGTTCCGCAAGCAAGTTGCAGCAACTATGCGTTTCTGTGATTGCAACTGGAAAAAGGCAGTTGAGTTCTTAGCAGACGCAGAAGGCGAAGATGTTAACTGTGAGCAAGGTTTTGACTACTTCCTATGGTGTCAAGGCATTGGCTATAATGACCGCCAAAATATTCGTAATCTTTACAAAAAGGTTGACGTAGTTTAATCTAACTGCTAATATACAGCATAGGCACTGATTTAGAAAGGAATACAACATGTCAGAAGCACGTACTCTTAATCCTAATAAAGCAAAAAACGCATTGCGTATTGCAATGCAAAAACAACGTCCGATCTTTTTGTGGGGTCCTCCCGGTATTGGTAAGTCGGATATTGTTGCGCAGATTACAAATAGTCTGCCTAACAGTTTTCTAATTGACATCCGTTTGTCACTTTGGGAACCAACAGATATTAAAGGCATTCCATATTTTGATAGCAATGCTAACAAAATGGTTTGGGGTGCTCCAGCAGAGCTGCCAGACGAGGCTATGGCAGCTGAATACGACCATATTGTTTTGTTCTTGGACGAGATGAACTCAGCTGCTCCTGCTGTACAAGCGGCAGCATATCAGTTGATTCTTAATCGTCGTGTAGGACAGTACAAACTGCCAGACAATGTAATTATTGTTGCGGCAGGTAACCGCGAAGCAGACAAAGGTGTAACTTATCGTATGCCTGCTCCGCTTGCTAACCGATTCATTCACATCGAAATGGGTGTTAACTTTGACGACTGGTTTAACTGGGCAGTTGATAACAAAATCCACCAAGATGTTGTCGGTTATTTGCAATTTGCTAAACAAGACTTATACGACTTTGATCCTAAAAGTTCAAGCCGTAGTTTTGCTACACCTCGTAGCTGGAGTTTTGTAAGTGAGTTGCTAGATGACGAACTTGACGAAGGTACTACAACTGATCTGGTTGCAGGTGCAGTAGGCGAAGGTCTTGCAGTCAAGTTCATGGCGCACCGTAAAGTTGCTGCAAACATGCCAAATCCTACCGATATCTTAAAAGGTAAGGTAAAAGAGCTACAGACAAAAGAAATCAGTGCCAAGTATTCCTTAACTGTTTCTCTTTGTTATGAACTTAAAGAAGCATCAGACGCAAACGATAAGAAGTTTGACGATAAAGTTAACAACTTCCTACGCTTTGCAATGGATAACTTTGAAACCGAGTTGGTTGTAATGGGCATTAAACTTGCACTTACACAGTACTCACTTCCAATCGATCCAGACGAAGTAGAATGCTTCGACGAGTTCCATGACAGATACGGCAAGTATATCAAGGCTGCACAAAGCGCATAACGGTGTAAAATGGGCAACTTTCGGGTTGCCCATTTTTTATGGTTGACATAAAAAGTAAATATGTTATATTAGTATTAGGCACTGATAGAAGGAATACAAAATGTTAGACTTTAGTTATGTAACTGCAATGAAAATGTCTGCTAAAGATACACAAACTAAATTAAAGCATTGGCAACCAGATCCAGATATTTCTGAAGAAGATCTGTTGAAAATGCGTGAAGAAGTACATGAGCGTATTATTACTGCTCGTGTTGGTTTGCTTTTGCGTC